CATCTCTTCTAGGAGGATTCGCTGGATAATTATCCATCGCACCGCCTTGGTTAAAATACTGGACTAAACCACCTTGATTGTAATTTATGCCACCAAGCTTACCATATTGCAAACCACCAGCATATGGTCGTTTTTCAAATGCCGTTCTTGTGTCTTCTTTATCACCGCTTGCTAAAAGCTCCGCAATTAAACCTGCGGCTGCACCTTCGCCAAGTTGTGTGTTTAAAACTTTGTATAACAAATTGTCGTCAGCCATACCAAGACCCTGCAATAACTCAGCGGACATGGTTTTGGGTTTGATTGCTTCAACTGATTGACTTGAGCCTGTGCCTGCTGAAGCTGCTGCTCTTGCTGCCGAGGCTCCTGCGCTTGGCGATTGAGCGCCCCTCATTGGGCTAAATGGAGCATCTACTCGCTCCATAGCGGTTGTTCCCTGATCAGCTATTTTTCCGGCTCCGCCAAACATGGTAGATCCTATTCCGCCTAACAATGCTGATTTTAGAGCATCTTTAGGTTTTTGACCAGTTAGCAGGCCAATGCCTCCTGATAGCAAAGCATTCTGCACGGCTGGGTTTGCCATAATCCCAGTTGCACCACTAAACAAAGGGGCGGCAGCAGGCCCTAAAAAGCTACCAGCTACAGCAGGTAGAGCTATTTTGGCTAGATCATCTAAAAAACCCATAGTTTAAATCCTTACTAAACACGAACAATTATACAGAAAAATCTTGTTATGTCACTATCTTCACTGTTCCTGAGTCATTATACAAAGAACCAACCTCAAGGCCAGATGCACTTGTAGGTAGTCCTGTTAAAGTAGCAGTAGAAGCACGAATGCCTCCGGGGTTGCGTTCCTGCTCAATAAATATCTCCAAAGCCCTTATTAAATCAGACATATAGCTCACGCTGTACTCCTCTGGAGCTTCTGGCAGTCTTGGTGGTGGGACCTGATTGCTAGACACTAGCGCCTCCCATCCTGACGCAGATTAACCCGTGGGCTTCCCAGTCTCCATTTTGACCCAACAGCAGCGGATTGAACCCGCATAGCAAAGGAACGGCCTCTTGACCTCAAATAAAGCTGTTGCGTGTATTCTTCTACAGGTACGGTTTGTGTTCTAACTGCTGTACCAGAACCTGTACTGGAAAAATCTTCTCCGGGGTTATCTCTGGATTTTATTGTAAATGTGGCTTGAGGCGTAGATATAGCTGTTGATCCAGAAAAACTTAAATCTGGTATCACTTTGTCTATAAAAGTAAATCTATCTCCATCACCAATATCCATCACTGCTGACTCTATATAAGAATCCATAGCCGCCCCATCATCATCATGACCAAACTCTTGGTTGTACAGGTAGCCATTGTTGTCTGTGGCTATTGGGAATGGTCTGGTTCCGCGATCCAGCCAAGCTGTTCTGCTAAGATTTCCATAATACCATATTTTGTCCAAGTAATTGTACACTACATATCTGTCATTAGATTGTGAACTGGCTGATGCGTAGAACCAGAACACCTCACTAAACTCAGAGTTTACCCCGCCATATATCTTGTCGTTCTGATCCAGATTAATGTCGTTAAACACTTTATCCTTAACAGTGCATTGTAATTGTTTTGTTTGACCAGCGTACACATAAAAATTGTCATCACCCATCCAGAATACAAAATCTTCTGTGGCAACAGCGGCGTTTGGCCCGGCAATAGTTATGTTGGAAGCAAGCTGCTGTAGACCAAAGGTAAAGGGAGGGCCAATAAAACGCATAGATGTTAGAGCAGTATCTGTCCAAACTAGAATTTCACGTTTAGTTTCAATAGCTTTTACAAAGGTAGACCCAGAACCAAGGCGTAGATCCCCAGCAGTGTTAGAAGAAGTGGGGAACCAATCTATTGGACTTTCTTGGCTAGAAAAACGTATCAATAATGGGTCTTGCACTCCGTTACCTTGAGTGTCTGTTGAGCTACCTAACCCATCAGCCCCAAAAGCAAGAACATGACGATCCCTGTCTGATACCATAACTTGCTTACAAATAGTGGGGACGCTTCTCTTGGTGCCAGATGTCGTAGATAGCTCTACGGCTCTAGCGTTTGTCCCAGTTGACTTATCCCAATAGAACAAGCCAGAATCTCGTGGATTTATAATAAGATCTTCCCCAAAATTATCGTGTGACCACAATCTTATTTGAGTCGTTGTTGTCAGTCCGCCAGAAGCTGCAACGCCCCATCCGAAGAAATCATCAGCCGCATCAGCGTTGCCTTTGGCTAAGATAACCAAGCTACCGTCAGTGTGTGTAGCTGCTGTGGTGCCGGAGTGGCCTCTTGTACAACCAGTTAAATCATTGCTGGAAATGCCACCAACAAGTATTAACTCGTTATCAATCATAACAATGTCAGTAGCCACAATACCCGTGGTGCTGGTTACAGTAATTGTGGTGTCACTTGCCGAAAGGGTGCCACCTTCGTTTAACAGAGTTTGTAAAGGCCCTGAAGTTCTACCTCCAAACAAACCTGCGCCCCATCCTGTGCCACCAACTGTAGAGTTTAGACCTGTGTTAACTTGATAATTTCCTACTGTATTGCTGCCGCCATTACCTGTGTCAGAACCATTAGATGTCACCGTAGCCCCAAGAAGATCTTTAGCTGTAATCTCATAGGAACTAGCGGTAAGAACCTGATCGATGCTGTATTCTTGATTTAAAACATTGACGTTCATGTTGCCGCCAAGACTAGCCACGCTAGAAAAAGTAACAAAGTCCCCAGATACCGCACCGTGGTTGGTGTGTGTTACGGTGATTGTACTAGAGAATGGGGCTGACGTTACAGCACTAAACGTAATAACCCCTGCACTGGTAGGAGAGCCAGTGCGGATAGGGGTTATGTCATTGTATGTGCCACCCTCTTCAACATAATATTTTAAGTTTGTCCCTAAACCCAAATAATTAGAACCGTCCAAAGCAATCCAGTTGTGTAAGGCGCGACAAGAGCCTAAGAAGGTTGAACTGGTATACTTAGCCCACCCACCTATTTTTTCGGGGTAGCCCAGACGAAAGCGCACTTTATCGCCGTCACGCCAGCCACCTTCGTTAGCATAAGATGTAAGATCCTGAACAATACCGGGTCTGAATTGTAATTTTGTTAGCGGCATTATGTTTTTCTCCCGCCATAAAAATCAGTAATGTCTAAAGGACCAGATGTAGGAATGCCTGAGTTAACGGCTGTAGTAACGGAAGAGTTGCTGTACGAACTTCCACCAACATAAAGATAAATACAAGCCCAGCCAGAAGATGCGCCGCTTCCAACCATTCGTATTACCTGCCCAGCACTTAGGGAAAGAGTGTTAGTCGCCGAGGCGGTCTGATTATATCCCGGGGACAGTGTGTGTGTTCTGATCAAGCTGCCGTTTGCGTACATACTAACAGTGGCTGAAGCAACGCCTTGTATGTAATAAGCAGCATAGTACTGATAAGTCCCGGTTCTACTGACAGTAAAATATCTGTCCATTTGGATGGTACTGCCGTTATCTCCCCAAAGGGCTTGTGTATATAAACGGCTAAAGGTGTTTATCTGCGGGTTATAACCTCCAAATTGAGTGCCTCTATAATTATATGAGTTACTGCCGCCAAGACTAGATGCGGTTACCGCTTCTGCAACAGTGGACGGAACGTACCCGTTGCCACCACTCTTATAATACTCGCTCATAGAAATAGGGGTTGAGCCAGTAAACTCCGTCTGAATCTGAGAAAGTGACAGGGTTCCAGAAGATGGTAACGTCATTAGATAGATCCATACGCAGTTACATCGTTGATAGAAGTTATCGCTCCAGTAGTAGCTACTTTAGCTTTCGCAGAACCACCGTAAGAAAACACTAAGTTATTGTTGCCATCAACAGAAATTGTCCACCCACTACCACCTGTGAGACTTAATGTGTTTCCAAAGCTAGAGCCTGCGCTTACAAACGCAAGCTGCCCAGAGCCGTCTGTCTTTAATAGTTGACCTGCAGAGCCGTCTGCTTGTGGGTAGGACAATCCGTCAAGTATAACAGAACCTGTGCCATGCGGGGTAATTGCAATATTTCTATTGCTTGCTGTAGTTACAATGCTGTGAGTTACAACATCAAGGTTGCCGCCAAGTTCGGGACTCGTGTCGTTAACCAGATCGGTAGTTGGTGTCAGACTTTTGAAAACACCAGAACCGCCGCCGCCATCTCCTGTTACAGCGGCTGACTCACCTGCTGCAATCTCTACGCCGTTAGATGTAGAGTACGTTACACCTTTATATATAACGCGACATGCAGCGTTTGTATCGTTTCTGATAGTATAGAATTTTTCTTGGTCTGTTGGGGTGACTCTTAGCTCAAAAGTAGAACCCGGAGTTCCAGTCAGGACGAGAACAGTGTTCGCGCCGTCACTGGTAGAGCCATCGTTGGTGGTCAGGTCTTGGCTACCAGTAATAGTTATCTGCGCTTGACCATGAAGAGCCTGATCAATTATGTCGAAGTTAGAATTAGTTGTTGTTCCCCAAGTGCCTGCCTGTTCGCCGGAGCCGGGTTTTTCAATTCCAACATTTGAAGTATATGTACTTGCCATTTATACCACCTTATTTGTCCACGTTGCTATTGTAGCACCCGCATTGATTTCTGTCCATGTTCCACCACTTGGAACAACCTGTACCCAGTTTTCTGATGGGGTGTCAGCATCTATACGCTCCCAATAGAACCTACCTTCAGCGGACATAACAAACACTGCATCAATTTGCAGTGGATCCATGAGTATGACTTTGGTGCCAAGAGAATACTGTATAAAGACAGACTCAATGGTCAACGGAGAGTTTGTTATAAATGTAGGCGCAACAGACTGAATAAACTCCGCCGTCATTTCTTGCGAGGCAGAGTATAACAGATTTGCCCCGGATGTCTGTGTGAAGTTAGCACTCTGCTCAGAGACTCCACTTAGAGTCATAACCGAGTTTGTGCTTTGTATAAAGGCAGCGTCTTGATCAGATATGGCTGAAGCTACAAACGTACCATTCGCAGTTTGCACAGTGCTAAAATCCATCTCCGCAATGACAGTTCCAAAGCGGGTAAGCTCTGTGCTTTGTAAGAACTGAGCGGAAGCCTCAAAGATACCTGCAAGCACACCAACGCCAATTGAAACCTTAACACCAATTGCAGACATCTCTTCGGAGGCGCTTGCTATAAACATAGGTGCGCCGTCTACAGTGAAGTTGGCATCAGCAGTTGCAGAACCAAAGGCTAGAATACCTTGATCCGCTATAGCCCTTTCTGATAACGCCAACTCACCGAACATCAGTCATCACCTTAAAGCTCCGCCTTAAAAGCAATATAATTAGCTGTGTGATTTCCATTATCTTGTAATTTAACAGCACGACCAGTAGTCATACCACCACCACTACAGCCCACATTGATTGAACCAACATTCAAATTAGAATAGTTGCCTTGATTAATAGCAGTAACAGTGTACCCACCGCCACTGTCCCATGTTCTAAAGTTTCCAAGTGTACCTGAAGTTTCTATAACTGGCTCATCTCTCATAGTTACTGGAAGAGATGCATGAACCTCTGCGGTGGTTCCATTCGTTACAGACCCAAAAGCGTAATTAGTATAAGTCCCTTGAGCTTCAAACTTGACATAATACCTCTGACACTTGGCTAACGTAGTTCCTATGTCCTCATGCTCAAAAGGCGTGGCTGTATCTCCGATTTCAACTTGCCAGCCTGTTAAGAAAAATTCGTTATCTGTACTCGACAAGAAGTTAACTTGATTAGAGGTTGCTGAAACATTACTTGTGTTCCATTGATTTGCGGTTCCCTGATATGTGCTTCCCAGTGATAAAGAAATTGTATGAATTGACCCAATTCCATTAGTGGTCAACCAAGTGCCGCTTGTGTCGCCCGGAATTGTAAATGATATTCTTTCCCAAGTGTCTGCGGAACTTAAACTAAACTCTTTTATGTATGATCTATTAATCGCACTGTTTCTAACACTATAACAAAATGTACCTGTTAAATTAGATTTAGCGTAAAAGGATACTACAATAGATTTTGCACCTGATGCGCCATATCCTAAAACAGCATTGTTAAGCCCCTCTATCCTGTGATCGACTGCCACATATTGACCAGCAGCAATAGTTCCATCAATAGTGGTGCAATCGAATTTAATGCTTTGGGTAAAACCCTCACCACTTGGAACAGTAGTGTCTTGTGTAATGGTAGTAGCACCATCGTTACTATTAAAAATATGCATCCTGTCTAATGAGTAAGTATCATCAGAAGGGTTTGCAAATGAAGTTCCCCGCTGCGCCACTTGCATTGCACCATTGATAATCAGGTTCCTGTTCGACAAGCCGCTTGCTGCCGGGGAACCTAGATCAGCTATTTCTCTTGCACGGCTCATATCTTACTCCGGCTTAGTAGGCCAAGTTACATCGTCAAGGCTTGTGGCGCTCTTGGTAATGTCACGCAGTGCCTGACGGTATGCTGTACGAGCGCCGCTCATTGAACCAGCTAAGTCACTAGATGCCCACCAGTCTGTCTCTGCAATCAAACGGTCGCGCTCTGCCCGTAGCAGCTTCATAGGCTCTGCCGCCTTTAGCTCATCAGACTTTGCTTTGACCGCTGACCAAGTTGTACCCCAGTCAGATGGCTTGCTGCTTTCGATAGCCGAGCCATTAGAGTCAGCGCCCGTGACTTTACGGAACATCTCGTTGAACTCGTCTTCTGTTGTTGGCTCACCGCGCAACACCCATTCGGTGATGCCTAGTTCTGTTAGTGCTTGTGATATACTCATTTTGTTTACTCCTATCCTATTAAGTAGCCGCTGTAATTGCCGTATGCGCCAATAAGCCAACTTGTATCAGTGTGCGTGAGAAACTTAACTTGAGCAGTTTGGTTTGCATCCATATTTATAACACCGGCGTATACAAGGGACTGATACTGCCCTTTTGGTGATTGTATAGTGTATGTTCTATCTAATTTAAGTTCACTTGACGGATTTGAGAAATGAATGGCAGCTAAATTGTAAGTGCCACTTTGTTCGGTATTATCTACCCTGATGTTGTAGGATAAAAAGTAATTACCAGCCACAGGTGCAGAAAACACATTTGCTGAATAGCAGTTGCCAACATTTACATCTACACTGTCCCAATTGATAGCTACCCAAGCGTTTGCAGTAGTTTCATTTTGATTTGTGGTTTTACTGACAGAAAACGCTGGTTTTGCTGGCTGAAGAATACGACCACTGGTATCAACAGTCAGCGCAGTATTCCCGTTAGTCGGGTCTTGGATTGTGGAGACTTTCAAGATGCTTGTCATTGTGCAATCTCCATAAACGTGAATACGGGTGTGGTTGTTGCGGCTAATTGGTTATTATCACCGAAGTATTTATTATTTCCGTTATAGGTGTATCCTTGCACGGATATAGTTTGAGTATTGCTTCCTGACCCTGTCCAAATCCACGAACCAGCAACAGGAATATCTGTCAGCGGCTCTTCTGAGGCCGAAGAATTGTTATCTCCGTTATAACCACTACCCCAAACGCCTGTCCCTCCGGCTAGTATTCTCAACGCTGCAAGTTGATACCCAGTTCCCCCACCTCTGGTTGGAACTGATGAAGAAACATAAACTATATTCCCAGCAGTCGCTGTTAAGCTAAAAGTAAAGAAATTTGTATAGGTGGCACTAGCAAGAGTTGTGTCGATGCCTGTGTTTTGCACTCTTGTCACATTGACCACATGCCCCGGTATAACCACACCGTGGTTGCTGGTCTTCTCAACAATGTCATCCACAAAGAGCTTACTCATTGGGCAATCTCCTTATCCTACTAAATATCCAAAGAAACGTGCGCCATCCCGAAGGTTGACGGTAGTGTCATCTACGACCCTAATGTATGGTGTAACAGTTTGATTTGCTGTGAGTTGAATTAACCCTGAACTGTTTCCAGTTTGATATGCGCCACCTTGGTTGTCTTCAAGATATCGATATGAAAGGTCATTCACACCAACCACAGCATCGTCAATGTACAAAGTCAAAGACATATAGGTTGAGCTTGTATTACCATCAATCATAACATTACAGCCAAAATGGTAGATGCCATTAATTGGCGCAGTAAAAACAGCAGAATTGTTTAGAGTTACGTTGTTACCAATATCAAAGTCTTCCGTGTCAAAAGGAACTTTTGTGAAGTCAGTATAATTTTGTGAAGAAAGGTTTGAACTTTGATAAACAGAAAACGCTGGTCTAGCTGGTGTTAAAATACGACCACTGGTATCAACAGTCAGCGCAGTAGTACCCGCCGCATTATTGATTTGGTCTACATTTATTATCGAAGCCATCTATGCCTCACAGTATTGTTAGGTTGCCGTTAACCGTAATCGTGGTTGACGAACCTATTGTTAGAGGGCCAATCGCCAAGGCATTCTTGGTTGACCCTATTGT